ATCGCATACAGGACTATGCCACTGAATCTGATGAATCTTCCTTCTGTTGAAGAGCCTTTACTTATCATGCTATCAACTATTAACGTACTCTGGGTACTGGCTAATGATGCAGCAACAGATGCTAACATTCAAACTGCTGAGGGTACTAACGTTGACCGTACCTCTAGGTACAGGCAACTCATGGATCATATCGTGGAGTTGCAGGAGAGGTACGAAAGGTATAGTGGACAGCTAAATGTTGGTGTGTTCCGTGCCGAGACATTGAGAGTCAGAAGAGTTTCCAGAACTACCAACAGACTTATACCTATCTTCACTGACCGTGAGTACGATGATCACTCATGGCCAACCAGAGAGCTACCTGATATTGATTCTCACAATCAGGACGACTCTGGAATTCCTTCTCCTCTTTGGAATGCGCAGGGAATGTAATGAGCGCTAGCAGACATCTTCAGCCGTTACAGTTTAATATAAGTGAAGATCCTTCAGGTGAATATCATCACCTAGAAGCCACGCATCCTGAACATGGTTTAGTAGGGACATTAACATGGGCTAAGTCAGCTAAAAACAGAGGTGCTCATCAAAGAGGCGAGATAGCTAACATACAAGTTAACGAACCTCATCGAAGGCAGGGTGTTGCTACGTCGATGTACTACCATGCTCTAGACTCTGGTGTTAAGCCAGCACCTAAGCATTCCCAGAATTTGTCTCCCCTATATCCTGGAAGACCTGACATTGGTGGTGGAGAGGCATGGGCTAACTATGTTGGTGGAGAATCTGTTAAGCCCAGGAAGCCTAAGCCAGGCAGAGACATAGGGGCGTAATGGGAAGATTAGACTGGAAGAAAGGCCGCTGGTCTGCTGATCAGGAAACTGACAGAATCTACAGAGCTATGCGTGGGTGGAGAGATGTAGCTGGTGACTGGATTGACTATTATAAATTCAACCAGGATGCTACATTGGTAGACGCCATTTACGATGAGGCAACGGGTGTTGGAAGAATCTACAGTCAGCAAATAAGAGTTCCTTGTCTTCACGTTGTACTTATAGTTGGTGACAATGAGAACACTGACATGGGTTTCTACTTCAATGACACTCTTGAAATAATCTTTGCCTTTGATCAGTTCGTTGGTGTCGGAATGGACTATGCTGATGTCCAGACAGGAAACTATCTGAAGGACAGGGTGTACTACAATCAAAAAGTCTTCCGTGTTACCCAGATAGAACCTCGTGGTAAGATCCAGGAGAGACCTACTTTAATTCACATAAGTGCTACTCAGCTTAAGCCTGACGAGCTTGTTGACGACCAGCTATTCGCTCAGTGGAGCGGTGCTAGTGGTCCTAAGTTGTAAGGAAAAAAATGCCAGATATTACACTGCCACAGTCAGGACAGACAAACTGGGATGTCCCTCTAGATGCTGCGCTGACTACGGTAGACACAGACGCAACTAACGCGCTGTCGAATATTTCTAATCACTCAGCCAATGTTCCTGCTGATCCACACGGCGACAGAGCCTTTGCTCAGTCCCTTGTGACACCTATTACAGCCGGTACTAACGCGCCTAATGGCTATGTAAAGCTAGATGGAACAGGACATATTCCTGCTTCTCTTATATCTGGTACGAGTGCTGGAGGAATGTACACCAAGGTATTCGATGCTGTTGGCCTGTACGGAATGACTCCTGGAACTTCAGATACTTCTACACAGTTTCAGTCCGCTCTAACTGCTGCGGCTAATGCTGGTGGTGGGCTAGTTTATGTTGGTCCTGGTCTGTTCTCCCTGGCTAACTACGTAATTATAGGGTCGAACACATGGTTGCTTCTAAGTGAAGGAACTATCCTTCAGAGAATCCAGGGAATCACCAACCCACCATATCTAATTTCTAATGTGCAGTTTGGCACGAACAACACACCTTCTACTAACTTTAAGATTAGTGGAGGAAAGCTAGACGCCGTAGGTACTCAGAATCTTGGATCAGCTTGTACTCCTGTCTTCGCCATTCAGGCGACAAAGGTAGAGATTAGAGACTTGTGGATTAACAACGTCTACAACAACCCAGCCATTGAGCTTAACGGCTGTACTGTGGCAAGAGTAGACTGGATTCACTTTACTGGTGCAGGCAGCAACTCTTCTGCTCCTACTGTCCCGGCCATAAGAATTAACAGTTCTGAAACAGCGACTACTCCCGCTGGTCTGCTGGGAAGTCTTTACAACAACACAGTTTGCCAGACAATTAAGATAACAGACTGTGATACTGGTCCTATCTCAGGAACTACCTTTGGAACTTACGGATCTTTCTGCGCATCGGATAAATCGCCTGTTCACAAGAGCCTTGACATTACTGTAACTGCTATTTCTACAAGATACAACAGTCTTAACAACACTCCGGTTGACACATCACAGTGGCAGAACTGGTCTATTGATAACTGTAACTTCAATGAGACATCAAACTTTGTCACAGGATCAGAGTGGGCCACAATGACGCTAAAGAATAACTTCTCTGTCGGTGGTGATGTTAACAGTGCTAACTATCCTCCTGCCTACAGGATGATGCCAGATGGAACACTTGCTATAAGAGGTGCCCTGAATACTCCTAACAGCGGTGGTGTCACTGGTGTAACATTCGCTACTCTTGGTGCTGCCTTCGGTAATACTCAGCCAAACCCTCCTACAGCATTAGTTATTCAGGCTAGTGGTAACCACCAGGGAGCGGTTACTATTGACAGCAGCGGTAACTTGCAGTTGACTGGAAACTTTGCCACTAATAACAACGTCTACATCGACTGTACTTTGAGAGTATGATAAACTAAAGGAGTAGTCATCCATGCGAGGTGGCTACTCCAAAATTTTGCTTATATAAATGCCCATAGAACGGACCTCTCATGACTTTTAAGTCAGTTGTTTTTGACATGCCTCTAGCATGTCATTTTGTCTGTTCTAGACAGGAGGGCTTCTGATGCCGTGGTTGTTTAACGAGGATGCAGCTTTAAAGTTTAAGCTTCAGGGGTTGCAGGTTTTTGATGCTAACAACCCGGCAGGCAAGAATGTTAAGGTCAGATTTAGACTACCTGAAACTGAAGTTTCAGACCTTGATTTTCCTATCATCGTAATCACTCATCTTGGCTGGCCTTTGGCTAACGAAAGAGAGCATAGAGGTTTCATTCAGCTACCTTATGCCCCAGAAAATTTGGCTCCTTGGTGGGATGACTCAGGAGGGCCAGCACAAGCAGAGTTTGCGCCAGAGGATAGCCCGTACTACTCCTACTTTCCTTTGCCGTACAATTTTGACTATCAGGTAGACCTGTATTGCAGGTTCATGAGAGACCACACAATGCCTTTGGTTGCGGCATTGGCTGCTCCTGATAGACTCGACCCAAAATTTGGATTCTTAGATGTACCACAAGACGGCACAAAAAGAACAATGCAACTTCTAGGTGGACCTTCTCTTCAGGCCGAAAAAGATGAGAATGACAAGAGACTCTTTCAGGTAACATACCTCGTGAGAGTGTTCTCAGAACTGGTGCCTCAAGTTATACAGCCAGTACTTGCTAATGCAATTAACCTAGACCTAAGTGTATATAACGACACATCCGATTTAACAGGCAGTGCCTTAACAGAAGCTCGTGGCATTCTGAGTGTAGGTGCAAGTACTGCTTGGAATATCTCCTAAGGGGTAACTATTTATGGCTACTAATCAGCCTAACCACCCAGGTATCATTATCAATGAGACATTAGCTCCTTTAGCTGGTAATCCTGGTGTACCTGGTCAAGCTGTTGCGGCTTTTGCTGCTAACTACAATTCAGGCCCGAATGTACCGACATTTATCGTGTCGTGGAATGACTTCCTAAGTACCTACGGCGCTTTCTCATCATCTAAGATAACGTATCTTCACTATGCTGTGTACCAGTACTTTAACAACGGTGGTACAGGCTGCTACGTACTATCTATTCCTAACACAGACTCAGTAACTGCTTCGCTGACTCTACAGGACATCAATGGACCGCCTGACAACGCTCTTACTGTCAAGGCTATCTCTCCTGGTCTTTGGGGCAACAGCATTTTCGTTGCTGTAACAAGTGCTGGAAACACAGGCCGTGTCAATCTTCAGGTTTACAAGGGTGGTACTGCCACAGGAAACCTTGTAGAGAACTTCATTGATATGAGCATGAACCCTGCTGACCCTAGAAATATCGTCAGCATCGTAAACTCTCCTGTCAGTGGTTCCGGCTTCATCAATTTGACAAACCTCCTGTCTACATACACAGCAGGAGTTAATGACCTTGCCTTAGTGACAACACCACAGCCACTAACTAGCGGGTCAGACGGAAGTACTCCTCCGAACTTGTCTACAGCTATTCCAGCAGGATTCGACCAGCTTCAGGGCGTGATGCTTAACGTTAACGTTCCTGCGCTTACTAACATCACTACTCTCAACTCACTTATTTCCTGGGCAGCAGGAAGAGGAGATGTAATGATGGTTATTGACGGTCCTACTCCTGCTCCTCCTGAGACTTCCGCACAGGTAGTTAACAACTACGTAAACATGGTTACAGGTGGTTCTCCACTTACAGCCTCAAGCTATGCTACTCTTTATTCTCCTTGGATTCAGATTGCTGATCCTGCCTCAGCATTGCCAGGCTCATCTATCTGGGTTCCACCGGGCGGTGCTGTTCTAGGAGTTTGGGCAGCGACAGACACAGCTAAAGGTCCGTGGCAGTCTCCAGCGGGAATTTCTCATGGTGCTCTTAACCTACAGAATATCGAAGCTGTCTTCACACCAACTGACCTGGATAACCTGAACCAGAATAACATCAATGCTATTAGGTTCGTGCCAGGATACTTCCCAGCAATCATGGGTGTTAGAACGCTACAGCATTCATATCCAACACAGTACATCTCTGTAAGAAGAATGCTTATGCAGCTTGAGCATGACTTTACTGCCTTGCTCCAGTTCGCTCTATTCGAGCCTAACAATAACAACTTGTGGCTACAGGTTACGAATGTTATAACTAACTACTTGACCAACCTGATGCAGCAAGGTGTCCTTGGTGGTACTACACC